GTTTGGCATGCTACGACGAACCAAGCTGATAAGGATTGGATCGTAACCAGCAAGATTACCTGCGGAACCAACTTGACCAGTAGTAAAATTACCACCCATGGTGTTGGCTTCTGAGATGTATTGTTGACGCAAAGCAACTTCTTGATTCTCCAAGAGGACGGCAGTTACCTTCTTCTTGTATGAATCTTGAATTGAAGGGATCGACTCGTGATTGAGAAGGGGGTCCCATTTTTCTAGTAAAGTGTCGTACGATGAGTTCTGATTGAAATCCATTTTAATTTATCTCCTTTTGAGTATAATGTTAGATTTATAGTAAATTAGTTACTTACTTCTTTGAGTGACGACCAAGTGCATGTACATAACCAGACATCAAACTATCCGCTTGTGGAATAATCTTTTGTTCGGTCAATGTTTCTGGTTCTCTTGCAACAACTGGTGCTGCCTTGAGATAATTTTCCTTAAGTACCACAAGCTTGTTGTGAAATTCTTGTGGGCTTGTGTAGTTGATACTGTTTGCAAGACTAGCAAGACGCTCTGCGTCAACTTGAGTTAAGTCCGAAACTGCTTCCATGAATACTGCTCGTGCAGCACCTTGGTCAAGTTCTTGCTTAAACTTCATGTTTGTTTGAATCTGCTCGTTCAGTGTGGTTTCTAGTTCTTGATTCTCTGAGAACAGATCCTCAAGAATATCATGCTTGTTTTCTGGAACTTCAATGTAGTGTGTTTCAAACAACGACTTGAGACCACTGATAAAGCTTTCAGAAATTTCTGTGCGAATACCGCTCTCCACAGCCAACTTGTTTTCCTTCATCCACTCATCCACAGCATAGCTCAGATATTCATCTAAACGTGTGGCAAGTTCATTGACTGCATTGCCGACTTCTTGTTCCACAAGAGTGCTGGCTTCGGTCAACATGGCTTGACGAATCGTTTCGGTTCTTTCGTTCAGAGCAGCTTCAAATACAACTGAAGCCTTGCCCATGAATTCTTCGGAAAGATTTTCACCACTAAAAAGATTCTGAAGTTGTTCGTTCATTGCAGCCTGTGCTCCTTGTGGAGGTGGAGCTTCTACGCCTCCGCTCATTGGGCGAAGACTGCCTTGATTCTGTTGAGCACGACCCTCAAGCCAGCTCAAATCTTCAGTACCAAGAACAACTCCTTTACCAGAAGCATCCTTGGTGTATGTACGAGCATCAATCAATACATTAGACGGTTGAGCAACATTGTTATTTTGTGGTTCCATATATTAGTTCCTTAGTCTTTCTTATTTATAATAATTGTTATTTCTGAACATTAAGCTAGTGATATTTTTGCCGCATCTGCGACTCCTGCTTTTCGAGTTTTGTAATTTGTGTCTAGTAGTCTGGCATTAGCTTCCCAAGTAGAGTCTGTTCCTGGTTTACGACCTGTCTCTGTCGCCTCAGGTCCTTCTGAAGTTTCTACTGGTTTTTTTGCTGGTTTTTTTAGTTTTTTTGCTGGAGTTCCTGTTGAAGGTTCCGTTGAAGGTTCTGTTGAAGTTCCTGTTGTGGTATCTGGTTCTTTCTTAGCATTTTCTTTTGAAGTATCTGTAGTCTCTATGTTTGATTTATAGTTTGATTTATATTCGGATCTTGGATCAAATGCCATTCGCACTAAATGTTTAGGAAGTTGGTTAAGAACACCTCCCGCCGCTACACCAATAGGATCTATTAGAGGTAGATTTTTTGCTCCAGGTATTTTATTAATAAAATATTTTGATAAATTACCTCCTCCAGATAATATATTGGAATAATGATCTCCTTGTTGTTTTACGTTCGCAGGATCATATCCTATATCCCCCATAGCACCTAAACCATAAGACGTTGCTTGTCCCCAAGGAGTTGTTGCAGCAACAACTGCACTTTTACCAAGCATCCCAAGAACATCTGAAAAACCTTCCGTCATCGGCTGATTTCCAGCTCTGTTTGCTATATCACCACCGCCGCCACCAGTATTTCTGTTGCCTCTATTATCATTACCGTATAATTCTAAATTTTCCAGGCTCTTGGCAGCTCTTATTTTCGCTCCTTCAGGATCTGCTTGATCTCTTGCAACTCTTCTTCGCTCTGCATGCTTTGCTGCCGTTACCAGCTTTACTGTTTGATTCTCGGTATAATCGTCAAAAGTTAATACATTTCCATCAGCATTTCTTCCATAAGGAGCAGCAACATCTCTTTGCTTAGATCTCTTCAGATAATCATCTGGATTAACAATCTGTCTCTCTTCTTTCTTTTGCGAAGAAACTACCTGATCTACTGTTTGGTTAATTCCAGCATCATCAAGACGTTTTTGATTTTTTGCTCTATTCCAAGTAACCCATTCTGGAGACCCAATAAGCGGTTCTCCTCTATCTCTAGCTGCTTGTGCATATTGTTCGTTTTCTTTTCGCATATCACCAATATTTCTTCCATTGGTTCCAGTTTGTTTATCGGCTCTTTGTTCTACAGATTGATTACTGTTAATCACAGGAGAACCTTGAGAAGAACTCATAAAACCAGGATTAGATGCTGGAGTATTAGGATTTGTTGGAGTAACTTTAAAATCACCAGTTTGAGATGATCTCCTTGGTAATTCAGGAGAAGGTGCACCTTGAGGAGAAGTCATAAAGCCAGGATTAGATGGCGGATTATTATTTTGTGATTTAGCCGCAAAGTCACCTGTTTTTGATGTAAAAATACCAGTACCAGTTGTATTAGGAGTGCCTATAGTATCTTGTTTATTAACAATTCCTGCAGCAACATTTTCTACTCCTCCTGGACGACGATCAGTATCTGCAGGTCTACCACTACCAGCAAACATATCTTGATGTTGTGCTTCACCTGAATAATTAGGAGTAATCATCTGATTTGTTTCTGATGCTCCTTGATCTTCATCACCACGCATTGGTGTTTGCTCATTTTTAGATGTTGATGCTGCTTTTGGTGTACGAACAGAAGCACCATAACCTAAACGAGCCACAGCAGGAGCTGCTGGATTTGTTTTATTCCCACTAGAACTAAGATTAAGATTTGGAGCAGCGTCACCACTAAAATCATATTTAAACGGAACTTTTGCTGAATTATTAAACGGAGAATCCATCTGAACCCCATTAACTACAGGATTTCCTAATACATCATTGCCAATAGTATCTCTTTGTGTTCTGCCTGGGGCTGGAGGTCCTACAAAATTTGGACTTGACGGATTTCTTGAAAGTTGAGCTACTCGGTTATTATGTAATGTAATCTGATCTGCCAAATCCATATCTTGACCATTAGTTGCCGAACTTTTGAAAAATTTATTAAATGTTTTTTTAGTTTGAGATTGATTATTGATTGATTTTGATACACCATTAATATTTGGGCTAGAACCTAAACCGCTAGTTTTATTTGTTTCTATATTAGATTGTACACCAGCAACAGGAGCAACTGGTTGTGGGTTTTTTGGTAATAATAACCGATTCCAAACATCTTGTACTCCAGGTTGAGGCTGATTAAATGTTGGCGAAGATGCAGTCTGATTAAATGTTGGCGAAGATGCCGTTTGATTAAATGATGGAGATTGTTGTGATTTTTTATTATTTAAAACAAGAGGATTGGTATTAGAAATAACTGCTTCAGACAAATTGCCAGTAATCGAACCAATACAATTAAATATTGATTGTTGTTTATCTTTTTCTGATTGGAATTTTGATTTACTCATTTTAATCGTTTTAGAAAATTTTCAAAAAGTTTAATTGCCTTTGCCTCTAATTGTCTACTCTAAGTCTTCTTGAGTTCTCTGTGGTATCGTTCAATCTCTTGTTCAACCAAAATACCATTGTCCCAAATCCATTCTTTACCTTCCATGATGCCGTTTACAAACGCACCAGGAGCACTAGGATCCGCAACAATATCCACTGCACTAAGAGTGAAATCTTTGCATACTTCGCTGTAACCATTCTTTGGACTCAATGAACCCATTCCTCGTGTGGACACACCAAGACTAGCTCCTTCGTTGATAAGACTCTTTACGATCTCTCCCATCGGAGTACCCATGATTTTTGCACGACCATGAACATCTTTTCCGCTATTTCTGAACTCTAGAATTATATGAGAAACACGATCCAAATTAACAACAGGATTTGTTGGATGGTTCAACTCACCAAATGCTCTCTTGTTTTGAACATACTCTCGGTCATAACGACGAGCTTCATTCATAAGAATTTGAGTTGGATACATTCTCTTGTTGCGATTGAGTGTGTCTGATTGCATAAAGACACCTTCAATGAAATAATTCTTTCCTCCACCATCAGCGGCTTCGGTTAGAAATTTAACGTCCTGAGATGTTTCGGTTATTAGCTTCATGAATTAATATCCATCTGAATCAGAAGAGCTAGAACCACCAGATTGTGGCATAATCTGAGGCATAGAGTTTTGAACTGGAGGAGCAGATTGAGTGGTTTCTTCTTCGCCTTCTTCGCCTTCTTCTTCGCCGCCTTCGTCGCCTTCTTCTTCGCCTTCTTCATTTATTGCAGCACTAACAGTTTTGCGGCGATTCTTTAGATAACCATCGGTTTTGTCTTCATCTCCATCATTATCAATATCACCATCTTCTTCTCCGACAGGATCTAGTTCTTCAAAAATAGCAGGAGCATAAGCTTCAAACTTTTCATCAAGAGCAGCATTCAATTTTTCATTAAGAGTGTCACGAATCACTCCCTGTGCTTGAGCAAGATTTTCGTTCATAACTAGTCGAATAAATGAGTGAATTTGATTATTTGTTTCCATTTTTAGTACTTTCTATTTTTGCTAAATTTAATATGCGATTAAATGATTCTTGTGATTCTGAGAGTAATTTAACTAAACGTTGTCTGTTATCAGTATTTAGACTTTTATATAGTTTACCCACGGAATCTTGTTGAGATTCGTCCAAAATACCAACAGCTCCGTCTCGTAATTGGTATGAATTTTCAGGGACAAATTGAGTCATTACAATTGGTTCTGGCTTTAATGATTCTAATTGAATTTGAATAGGTTCTAATAATTTTAGTATATTTTTACTCTCTTCTAGATAGACTTGCTCCATCATAATAGAAGCTCGATCATTCAAATACTCCTTAATAACAGTATTAAATTGATCGGGTTTACCCCTAAGAATCATCTGGACTAGTCTATTTGCGGTGCTCATTGTTGGGGTGGTTGTTCGCCTTCTGGCTGTTGTTCTTCTTCTTGACCAGGCTCTTCTCCTGCTAACATTTGCTGATATGCCTGTGCTTCTTGCGCTTCGATTTGTTTCTGCATTTCTCTATTTATCTGTGCGTCAATTTCAATAATGTCCTCATCGGTCTGTTTCAAGAAATTCTTACGAACATACTCTGCAGAAAAGAAACGACCAACATAAGGAGTCACAGCAGCAATAATGTCTAGACGTTCACGAAGAATGTCGTTGTTCTTGAGTTCAGCAAAATAAGAATCATTATTAAATTTAAAACCAATATCTTGAACAATTCTGTTCCAATCTTCTTCAGTCATCAACCCTTTAAGAATTACTTGAGTCTTTAAAAGATCAAAAAATATACTGCTAAATCGTTGTCGTAAACGGTCAACAAATTTATTAAATTTAACTTCGTCACGAGTAATCTCAGCACTTTTGCCCATATTAAAACCACCATCAGGCATCATGCGTGATAGGGGAACACCAAGAGCTCGGTAAAGCTTTTGTAGTAGATAATTAACATCATCCATTTGACCAAGATTTTGACCACCATCAAGAGTGCTGATTTCTGTACCACGACCACCATCACGTCGAGGCATCAGTAATCTTCGAGCATGCTCATATGATTACGCTCATCTTTGATTTCGCCAGTGCTAGGATCATAAATTGTTTTATTACGATATCGGTTCATGATTTCACGAAGATATTGTTCTGCCTTTTGCTTTGGCAAATTACCAACGTCTACGTAAAATACTCGTCGTTCTGGAGCACGAGAAATTCTGTAGATGGCTACAGCATCTTCAATCTGCCGAAGAAGATTTAGGGGTCGAACTGCCTTCTGCAAATAACCAACTACACGTTTTGTGGTGGAGTCAATAATACCAGAATGAACATAAGCAATTGTATCTGGTGCAATTTTCCATCCCGTTGGATTTGTTGGAAAGTTTGCTTCCTTATCTGTGTCAGTATAAACATAATATTCTTGAATACTTTTAATCGGGGAAAAAGGAGCAGCACCACCATAAACAGTCTTATCCTTTTCTACTTTTCTGACCTTTTTAATCTTCACAGGATCAATAGGAACCAACTCAATAATACCTTTTCGAATATCGTTTTTATCAATTTTTTTATAATAAAATGTCTTGGCATCAATAAACCATCTTCTAAAAATATCATGAGATTTGTTTGAAAAATCTAAAAGTTTTAATATGTGATTGAATTCACTATAAATTTTAGTTTTAATAACTTCAGAAAGATTCACTCTATCTAAATCTAACTTGATAGGTTTTCTGTCCAAATCTAGCACAATAGACTCATTAACAATATCCTCAATAGCAGCATCCACTTCTGGATGCAATGCCATAGATCTATAATGAGTAATTAATTGATTTTCGTCTCTGGCATTTCCAGAAAAATCAGCAAATGTTCCAAAAACTCCACCAGTTTCTAAAACATAAGAACCATCATAACTGTCGGGAGTAATGACTTCGGGATTTACAGGAGTATTTTCCTGTGCCTTTTTTTTGCCTATTGTAAAACCAAATAATTCTAATTCCATAATATTTATATCCTCAAATTTAAGTTACTGCATCATATTCAAAGTGACTATACGCTATACCCACTGCAAAACTAACAAGAGTATTATCCGCTCCCATATCTAGGCTAATTTCACCAATGGTAATTGGCCAACAATTTTTTAAAATAAAATTGCGTTTATTTGTGGTATTTCCATTAGTGTCTAAATGACTTACTGACCAATCAGTACTGAAATGATTTTTTAAATCCAAAGATTTAGAAACGTTTGTTCCGTGATCATTTATTTCATTACTCCAAGCATGAAATGCTTCAAATAGCCTTTCTTTGCCCTTTGGTTTGTCGTCTAGAACTGTTATCTGCCATGGCGAATATACTCTATCTCCTGGATAATTGACCGTTCTTCCTCTCCAATTAACTGGAATTACTGAGATAGTAGAAGCAGGAAGGCTAGCTGCTCTGACATGAATTTGATTTTTTGTAAAATCAGAAAATTTAGTAGTGCCTCTACCACCAATACTACCAGAAACAAGAAATCTGTTTTGTCTTGTGCCACCACCAAATTTAGTAATAAAGTCTGTTATATGATTTCCTGCCATTTTAATTCCTTTTAAATACTAGCATCAATTATAAAGTTTATTACTATAGTTTCTGCAGTTACTGATTGTTTTATGGTCAAATCTATTATTAATTTTCCTTGAGATATAATATTATCTGTGTTGTTTACAGAGTCACAAACAACAGCATAACTTAGTATACCACCAGAAGACAGTATGTTGTTAAGAATAGGTTTTACTGAATTTGATATATTTAGTCGAGTTTCTTCGTTGTTTTGTTCAAACAAATAATTGTCTAATATATTTTTTAATTCTTTCTTTAAAAATATAATTAAATTTATAGTATGAATATTCTTAAGTGCTTCTGTTCCAGTATAACTAGTTTTGTTTCCCATTAAAATATATCCAGGACTATTAATTGGTATTATAGGATTTACACCACCCAATAACAAACTTGATGATTCGGGTTCAGTAATAGTTTGTTCTAATGCAACAACACTCAATATTCGTCCTCTCGTGGTTCCAGCTGGACTAGTCCACCTATTGTTTGTTCTGAATGTTCTTGCCAAGCACCCAGCAGCATCTGATCCTGGACTAGTTTTAATCGGGTCAGCAGAAGACGGAACAGAAACATCATTGATTGAATTTTTACGACCAGCAAAATAACAAACGTATTCACTACCAGCGGTAACACCAAAATCTCTACCATGAAACGTGTATCCAGAACCAGTAGGTATAACCATCAATTTATTGTTTCCCAAAAAGGCTAAACAATCTTTTCTTGTGTTTGCTATGCTGGCAGCAGATATAGAAGAATTTGCATTTCCTCCATCAAAAACAACATCTATATTTATTAAATTTGCGTTATGTAGTGGTGTAGCTAAAGGATCCAAAACACCATTTTGTACGAAATATGCCCCAGTAGACCCCGTACTTCCAACAACGCAAATACCTCCATATTGAAGATAATTGTAGATACTCCACCACTCTCCAGCCCAAGCACCAGTAGGCCCCGTATTTTTGTATGAACTATCGTTTAGTCTAGCCAACCAGTTATTATACGAAGGAATCGTCATAATACCTATTTCTGTTTCGGAACTACCATCAGAACCAGTAATACCAAAAATAGGTATTAAACCGTTAAATGATATCATTCCTGCAATAAGTGTTGATGCCTCTTCGAATGATGCCATGATTAATTATTTTCCTTAAAATTAGAATTAATGATTATTGTTGCCTTATTGTATATTTATATTTTTAGTTTTTTAGAGTTTATGCCAAAAGTCTTCGTCTTTTGATTCTGTAGGCAAAATGTCTATATTTTCGTCTACATTAGAAATAAAACCAAAACTAAACCAATCATCTTCTTCTATTTTCTTTATTTCCCCCTCAAAAAGTTCTTTTCTAATGTCAACACTAGTCAAGTCCTTAAAGTATGGTTGTTTTGTTAACCAAGAAAACAACACCATACACATAACTAAATCATCAGTATGAGTATCGTCTGCGGCATAAGTATTGTGTTTGGAAACAAAAGTCAATAATTCTTGAATAATTTCTTCATCTTCAATTAGAAGTTTGTCCTGTTCTATTAAACTTTTAAGTATAGAACAACCAAGTTTTTTGACTGGCATAGTAGTGCGAACTCCAAAAACAGTTTGTCCCTTTCCAAACCCTCCATTCAGTACCTGACCACTTCTGCCTTTATTAGTACTCATTAAAACATTGTCGTATTCTAAATCATAATGAAGAATGTCTGCAACTTGCCCACCAATATCATTTACTTCTACCAAAACATAAGCCGTATTATACTTTTTTCCTAAAGCATATATCATAGTAGGAAACAACATTGGAGAAATTATATTATTTTTATACTTTGCAACTATTTTATACGGAGTATCAGAAACATCAAAAACTAATATTGCACTATAATCTTTACCCTGACCTCTTGATGTGTCTACAGTCAATACGTATGCTTTTTTTTCTTCTGGTTCTTCATAAACCCAAAGTCCTTCTTTTGATTTTGATTTTGGTTTTTTGTAAGTCAAATTATGAAGCTTTGATGTGGAAATTAAAGTATTAGACGAACCAATAAAATCACACTCATACTCGCTTTGAAATCTCTGTTCTCCTCCTGCTCCTCCACCTAATTGTTTAATAGTTCTTTCTTTCCATTTTTCGTCCCTAAGTGGTCCTGTAGGATAAAGAGGAACTTGTCCCCAATGAACCTCAATTGGAACATATTCACTTTTTCCTTCTTCTCCGTCTTTACGAATTGCTCCTTGCCACAAACTATAAAACATGTTCATACCATTAGGAGTAGAAACTATAATAACTTTAGTTGTTTGTCCAGAAGTAATAGTAGGGTAAACTGAACTAAAGAAATCGTCTGCTATGTTTGAAGGAACGTGTGCAAATTCGTCTAAAAAAATTACGTTATACGAACCACCACGAACCGCACTGGCAGAGGTAGCAGATGCAATAACACGAGATCCATTTTCTATTTGAATAGATGTTTTGTTCCATTCTACTACTCCTTGCTGAAGCCATTTTGGAAGATATTCATATGCTTCTTTCAATCGCTTCATAATTTCTAATGCAGTTTTTAATTTATTAGCCAAAATAGCAACATTTACGCTTTGATTAAATAAAATGTAATGAACACACCAGGCAACAATTGTTGTAGTTTTTCCTGTCTGGCGTGGAAGCTTTGCAATAACATATCGATTATTTTGAATCGTTTCAACCATCTTTTCTTGATAATCATAAAGTTCAAATGGTTCTAATCCTTTGTCCAAAGTAACAATTTTTATGTATTTTTTAATAAAATAAATAGGATCATTTGCACATTTCATGTACTCGGCAACTTGTTCTTTGGTAAATTCTACTTCAGTACTAATTTGTTTTAAATTAGGATTACCAAGATATCCGTGTTTTTTTTTACTTCCCATCACTATTATTTTCTAAAAAATGTTGACTGTTTGTCGATTTAATTCTACTACGATCTTTGTTAATTAAATCCTGTAATTCGCTTGTAGAACCAACAAATATAGAATTATTGGTAGTATTATTAACAGTAACGTCTTCTTTTTTTGCAATTTTAGTTTTTTGATAAAGATCTATAAGATCTTTGTTCATATCTGCTACAGTTTTTAACAAAAGACTTACAACTTCAAACGCTCTTGGGTTGTCTCCAGCCTTTGCTATTTTTATAATTTCGTCTATTGCATCAGAACCATTATTAATTAATGATTTTATATTTTCACGAGCATAATCAAAATCATTTTCAATTCCTAAATTTTTTGAAGAAACTGCAACTATGTCTCCTGTTGCACCAGAAAAGGATAACCCTAAAGATTTTGAGATAATATCATCGTTCATTTTTTATCCAGTCAAACCAAACGTATCAGTGAATGTAAATGGTAAATTTTTAGTAGTCACTTGTATATCTCTAATAGTTTGATCTGTTTTGATTCCAGAATATATATAAGACTTCGCCAAAAATTGATAAGTAGTAATAATATTTCTCCTGTCATCAAAACTTCCTTCAGAATTTTGAGACAAATTCGTTTCAACAAGAACAATCGGTATATCTACAGAAGTATTAAGTTCGTTCATGTTTAAAGAAATTATAAATTCAGGAGAAAAATGTGGTAAAATTTGTTCTAATATTTGTAAATTATCTTCTATATTTCTAGTATAAACATAAACATTAAATGTAAAATTATAAGGAACTTCACTATACAAAACACCAGCTGTATTTAAATTAGAGCTAATATTAATTTTTTTAGAAAGTTTATTTAGTTTTCTAGCAGAATCATAAACCATTCCTTGTAACTCAAATGCCATTTGAGGTACACCAATCTCTATACGTGTAGTATCAGTAATAGAACTATTATCAGTCAATCGTTTTATAAATTTTTCTTTTGTAGCATAAGACAAAGGAACATTAAACATTCTTTTACTATTGTCTGCATTAATTTGTTCGATAATAATACCATTAAACAAATTACCAAATCCGACAACTAATTTCCTAATTGAATCGTTTTTAAAATGAGTAAACATTAATATTTACCTTCTGAAAATGGATCTTTTTCTGAATAATTTATAACATTTTTAATTTCATTTTCTAGTGATAGAATATCGTTATCACCTTCTAAGACATTACCAATATTATTTTTGATTGCAATTGATTGTGAAATAGTTTTGGAAGTTGCATAAAATTCTAAATTACTAGAACTTCCTTTGATGGTTTGCGTAAATACATTAGAAGTTTTTAGAGTTCCATTAATATTGCTTATTTCTATAGATGCTGTATTTCCGCTTAAATAAGGCATTTTTGAAAGAACAACTGCTGTCATAGTTTGTTTATCAATTGTTGCCAAATTTCCAGTTATACCGTCTACTTGATATATCGTCTCTCCTTGATATAATGATAAGGTCTGACCAGAAATATTGGTTAATTGTAGTATAGTAATAGCTTCTTGGTGTTCTTCCTGAACACTATCTATATCTGTATTGCCTGTAGAAATTTCTTCTTGATTATAAGTAAACAACTCACATATTAATTTGTAACAAAATAATTTTCCAAATTGATAAAATGGATTTTCGTGTTCAACAAAATTGATTTCAAATAAAGCCTTTGCTAATGGAAAATATATTAAATCACCTTCTCTTGGTCTTGTTATTTGCGAGAAAGAATTTGTAATTTCTTGATTGAATCTTTTTTTGGATAAAGTTAAATTAATATTATCTTTAATTTCTATTCCAAATTTAGTAGAAATATCTCCCTGACCGTCAAAACCAGACACAGAATCTATATACATTTCTAACGGAATACCAGTATTATAATTAACAATATTGCCTTCCCCAAACAAAAGATCAGTTTCTAAAATATTTCTGGGAATATAAATCATGTCTCTTCCCATAGTTTTAATTATTTCTATAGTAAGCTCTTCAACAATATCTTGTTGACCAGAATAATCCTTTTTAAAATATGGATTTACTGCCATGTTAACCCGTCATAAAATCTACTGGAAGTTCATAATTATGAATCATTTCTTGTTCTATTGCAGCAATTTCGCTAACAGCTTCCGAATGAATTTGTGCACCACGCATCACAATTCCTCCTGGAAGAGCAACACCATCAAACTTAGACATGTTTGCTCCCCATTGACGTTTAATTAATGCAGTAACATATCGTTTAAGATATCGATCATTAAATATTTCTGTAAATTTTTGTGGATCTAATGCAGCATATGCTTGAATTACTAGCCAATCACCAACCTTAACTTCATTGCTCCACTTCATATCTAAATATAATCTATTTGTTACTTTACTGAAGGTTAATGCCTTTTCTGGCTGAAACAGATCTTCAATAAGTTTAATGTAACGTTTTGTTGAATCATAAGCAGCAAGACCCATAGAAGCATTACCACCAAGATTTCTATTCACACCAAAATAATCTGATAATGCTAGTTGATAGCGAACATCAAACATATTGATATTAGCAAACATTCCAAATTGCATAACCTTAACAATAGACACAATTTGTTTTCCAGTAGGTCCGTCAGCTTCGTTTGGAGAAGTAATATCTTCTGTTGGAATATATTTGTTTATTAAATCGTTTGCAGTTAGTTGATATTTAAAGAATACCTTTTCTACCCCATCAAAATGACGTTCTGTAAAATACTGAAGAGCATCATCTAGACGATCCTCGCATTGTTCCCAGTCAACATTGATTTCTACAACAGGAGATCCAAGTTGTCTAAAGCTGTATTCTATAAGAGTTTCTCTTGATATTGGTGTTGCCATAGGGTTCCTTTATACTATTTATGGCAATATAAATTTTCATTATTCTGATTTTGGTTGTTGGTCTGGAACTACGATTGGATCGGGGGAAGTAACATACACCTTCAAAACTTCTTCAAAATTAATTTGCTCTATGTAATATCTCCTGGTTATTGGGACGGTTTGTTCGTCTGGTGCGCTAGATTCGTAATTAGAAAATCCAGGCATCTTTAATGGACAAGATAGTTTAGGATAATCTAATTTACTATAAGCTTCTCCTTCAATAGTCAACCAAGTTTGTGGTTTGTCGCCACAACCACATCCACCACAGAAAAATTTATTCGGTGTTTGGCTGTTCTTTAAAAACTCACAAGGAGGAAGTTCTCCTCCAGATTGTAAATTGCCAAAACAACTCAAAGCTCTTATTTGTTTTGTTGGTTTGTTTATTTTTTCGTTATTAAATCCTCTACTAACTATAGCCCTAGAGAAACTTTTAACCATTCCTATTTTATCAGAAATAGTTTTTTTATCATTTATTGCTTCTTTACGAAACTCTATAGTACTGCTATTTTCTTTATTTACATTTTCCATATTAATTTTGTTTGTATTGACGTTTTGTAAAGATTTATTTTTATTACAATTACATCCCATAATATATACTCCTACGTTATATATGTTAATTTTTTAAATAAATTCTTCTAAAAAGACGAATATTTACAAAAGTATTTCTTGAAACAAGAGAAACTTCTCCATAATTTTCTTTATTAAAATTCTGTGAATATACTAAATAATTACTCTTAAAGCTTTGATTTTGGTTTTCAGAATATACAGTAGACGACAGATATAACGATTCGTGAAATTTAATAAAATATGGTATATCACTATAATTAACTGTAGTTTTGGCATAAAATGCTAGTTCGTCCTGACTTGGGATATACCAATCATTAAATCCATTATATGAAAAATTTTTAACTTTATCATACAAATCATCTTTTACGTAAGTTGATTTATTTGTATTAAATGCTCCGTCGTAAGAGGAATTGTTAAGTGTAATTGAACTCATTTTGCAATTTTTTGGAACTGGGAAATCTTGCTGTGCTGCTATTAATATCCAGCTAGAGGTTTTTGTTTTATTAGTATTCCCCCTTGCTGTGTATTCTTTGGGCATACCAGATAAAGGATTTCCAAAAACTTTAGATCCTATCGAGTTTATTGGTGTTCCAGGAACAAATATTCCAACATATAATCCTCCTTGATAAATGCTGTTTGGTTCTGGTAATTTTTCTATAGGATTATTTGATAATTGTAGTTCTGACAAAACAGCAATTGCTGAAGATCTTTCTGCGGTAACTCCAGAAAAATATACGCCATTACAATGAGTAGATCCAGAACAGGATTGAATATAATCATTACGAGACCAAAAACCACTACACTGTTTTCTTTGAGATATAGAGCACAAAACAGAATTGTCTAATTGTTGTGTGCAACAATTTCCTAATTGTTTATTCATTGTACAAGGCAAATTATCTTCACAATTACTATTAGGTGTAAATTTATATTTAATACCTTCTTCCCGTCCTTCGTGAATATTTAAACACTCAATATCAGATTGTTTATTTACACAATTAAAATAATATATATTATTTTCTTTATAAGAATAACAACAAGATCCTGAATTATTAGAAAGAAAGTTAAATGCGGCAGGACATGCTGCAGTAGTATCATCATCACAATCATCACAATTAGTAGCATTTGTAAAATATCCACCAGAAGAAATACATTTTGATCTTAGATATGACTGATTACTTGTGGCTTTAGTACTTCGGCAACAACACCCAATGTCAGATTCTAAAACAGTAGGGCTATAACTATCGAGAGTTTTTGTTATTGTTCTTGCTCTAAATTGAATACTCATTTTAACAATCTCCTAAGCTTTGACAATATTGTTCTATTCCATCACAACATATACTAACACAATTATTATTTATTTTTTTATTTTTTGTATTTCTTTTATATGTTACATATTTTTCTGTAATATTATACGTTTCTGGTTGTACAATTGTTACTGAAGTTGGATTTAGAATTTTAAATGCAGCAGGACAATTTGCTACTGGAGTACCACCAAGACTTATACAAACACTAGTTTCTACTTCATCCGTGCTGCATACTGAATCTAATACACAATGAGATACGTTAGAGTCACAAATTTTCATAGATTCAAATGTTCCAGTATTGTTTTTACACGACAATCTTGTTTGTTGGTCTAAACAAACACCATCTTTGGTACATCTACCAATTTGTGAATAATCGTATGTTAGGTTTGAATCACCGACACCTTTAGCAACAAATGAAGCAAACCAATTACTTCCTCCATCATTACTAAACAGACTAACTATATTCATTCCGTCTAGAAAACAAGGACCACTAATTCCACTTTGTCTTGTATCAAATTTAACATTTTTTGGAAAATTCCAAACATCTGCACCGTCAATAAATAAGGTGTAAAATTGGTATGTGTTTGATTGGCTATTGCCTATTATAGAAGTAATTCCTATTGGGGTTTTTATTTTGTATGTTGTGTAATTTTTCAAGTCTAGTATTAATCCACCATTATCATTTCCAACAATAACAGAATCATTAGTGATACCAGAAGTAGAATACCCCAACGTAATTCCAAAATTAATTTCATAATAAGATTCTGTAAAATCAGAATACACATTTATGTCTGTTGTGGTTGCTCCTTTATGAGCAGTTAATCCAAAATATAAAATTGGATTTGTGGTTCCACCAGTTATACCAATTTTAGTAGTTGTTGCTGAAAAACTAGGTGTTGTGTATATTATTAAATTTGACGAGGTGTTTCCGTATACAATATTAGGAAATGATACTGATCTTGATAATAAAATTTCTCTATTATCTGCAGAAAGATTCGCAGAAATTGTACCAGATCCAGAAATTCCAAAAAACTCAAAGGTAGAACCACCAATAATAGAAGATAAGGCAGAAAAATATAAAGGATTAATATAGGAAGAAACACCTCTGATAATTGAGGTATTTGTTTCTGAGCCAGTAAAACCAAACAAACTTATACAATTTCTTTGATCAGAACTATAAAAGGTAATAGTATTATTTTCTAAATCAGAAATAACTTGATCAATATATGCTCCTGTTTGACCTATTCCACCTGTAGCAGAATTAAATGATCCCTTTGGACCTGTATTTCCAATAGGACCAATTGGTCCAACAGAACCGCAAGTTCCTGCCGTAATTATACTATTTCCTTTTATACTCATGATAGACTTCTGTTAAATATTGCTGGAATATCTTCTATTTTTGGCACATTCTGAATTAAATTTGTTAATGGATCACCCCAAGCATATATTATGCTGTCTTCTCCAAGAACAAATGTATTATGAGCTGTAGCAGCCACATCTATAAATTTTACTCCACGAATTCTAGAAGCCTCGTCCGCTTCATCTGAAATAGTAGATTCCCCCAAATCATTTTCTCCATATACTATTATATTTCCGTCATTCTTTAAGGCAATTATGTGATAAGCTCCTGATGCTAATTTTGTAAAAGCAATATCTCCATCATATGTTATTCCGTTGTCTGACTCATCACGCCCATCTCCACAATGTCCTTTCATTCCTGGTTTATTTTGGTGATTCTGGATGTAAGTCCAATTCGTTGAACCACTAGGATCATAAGACAACCAAACTATTTGTGATCGTGAAGCAACAAATTGTTTTACTCTGAATACTCCTTTCAAGTCATTACTATTACCAAAATATTCTAGAGGTATCCCGAAAGATAAACCAGGAAAATTATTAACGCTATTATAATAAAATGCTGGAGCAGCAACATCTCCTGCACAAGTTTTTGTTTGCAATCTATCTCCAGCAACGGCAAAGCGGTTTCCATCGCACTGCGCTGGTGTTTCGTTAAAAACCGTAGTATGCGTCATTCCATTTTGGTGAGCAAAATATGTTGCATATGGTCCAGCATAAACATAATCTGCAGTAAATCCAGTTAATCCATTAGGCCCTCCTCCTCTACCACTAACACCAAACATAGTGCTTGCATTATAAGCACCATCTTGATATCCTTGATCACACCAAGTACGAACTGTTTTATCAGGCATTAATGCATGAGTTGTGTGCCACATTGAAATTTGTGTAGGATTTGTTATTGTAATTCCGTGTATTTTAACGCAACCAGGATCTAGATTAGGAGTTCCACTGCTATTTAACGTACCATATATTGATCTACCAAATGTTGTGTTTGGATTCAGCTTTGCCTGGCTTAATTCGGTATTTCCTCCAATCATAATAATGTTGCCATCATTACTAATAACCGCAGTCTTCGAATCGCTGCATATCAAACTTTCCCCTTTAATATTAGATAAAAATTGACCCTTTAATTTTATTACGTGTGGTTGAATTGCTGTTTCAGATTCACTAACAATGATTCCGTTAGTGGAAGTTGTTCCTTTACATTGACCATCAAGATTTCGTCCCCAGCCAATTAAATAATTTATATTACTAGGACTTTTATAAACCACAGCAGCATGATCATATCCAGCTGCAATATGAGTAAACTCTCCTCCACAAAAAGCTCCAGCACAATTTGTATTATTTCCACCCCAGTGACCACCAACAAAACCACATTGTGCTTCTGTTGTATTAACGCAAGTTATTCCTCGGCAACAAGAACCAGTTGAATTAGGACTACTACCCACAATATCTCTACATAGAGAAGAAGAGGAAAATGTTCCGCCAATTGTGTCACAATATTCTTTTGTTGCGTAGTCTAAACACTTGCATCCTTTATAAAAACAAGATCCAAAGTTTCTAAATCCATACGAAATTCCTTGAGAAATATTAGCAAAAATAGTATTGAAAAAAGAAGTTATTCCGCTGTTCTGTACTTCACCAGCAGAATTAACAATAGATCTAACGTCTTGATTAGAACTATGATAAAATTGTTTACTCACAACAGCCTGACTACTAATAGTTGTGTTGTAAACAGACATATCGGTAAAATTAGAAACTATACCAGTAATTCCAGAAGTAAAAGATGCTGTTGCGTTATGATTAGTTATTCCTGTAGTAGATGTTCTTAATAAAAACGAAGATAAATTTGCTATTGCAACAGAATTTGTCGTAGAACCAAAAGTATTAATATTATATTTAAATAGTGTATTATTTCCACTAGAATCAATTAAACTTGCTAAAGTATTACCCTTAGAGTATAATATAACATTAGTGATACCAGATGTTGCAGTAGTTCCGTGAAAAACTAAATCGTTTGATATTTTACTAAGAGATATTTCACCAAAACCCGCCAAAGGAGTAAAATAAGCAGTAGAGCCAGAAACACTACTATTAATATTTATTGATGATGACCTAACTGCAGTACTGCCTATTATATTAAAAAGATTAGTATCAAAATCTGACGAATTTCCAGACAAACCATTAATAGTAATACTTGTTTCGTCAGACAGAACAATAGTAACTGAATCTGAATTATTTTTAGTGACCCATGTATCAATTCTTTTTAATCCTATACCACTATTGCCTGTTGGTCCAGTAGGTCCAGTAGGACCTGTTGGTCCCGTAGGTCCTTTTGGTCCCGTAGCACCAAAACCAAAACCTAAGGAATTAATATTAAATGTACTGTTAGAATAAAAATTGCTCATATTATATTTATAAAAAATTAAAATAATTATTGCTTATCTCAAGACAATTAACATTTTTACAATTACTAAAATTTCCACCAAAAAATGTTGAAATAGAAGAATCATAACCAAGAGCCAAACATTCCGTGCAAGTTAAGTAATCATAACAAGAATACGAAGGCATATAAACACAACAAGCACCTATTTTATTACAAATAGAATTATTAATATTACCGCAAGTAGTTCCTGCTCCATGGAAAAATCCAGAACACTCTGATGCGTAAGTTTCAACACATAAACCATCCACACTACAGCAAGCTCCTATGTCGTTAATATTTTTAGGAACAGCACTTCCTGCTTCTACAAAATTAGAATCTCCAGAGCAACTAGAGTCAAACAAAGAAAGACCAGGACAAGTTTTATTATTCAAATTTGGAATAGCAACAGCCGACCCATACCAACAAGTAGAACCTCCTAATCCAAAAAAAGAAAGTTTTAAATCACAAGTAGTACCACCAAAACTAAAACAAGGAGCCCTATTCAAAGACCATTTAATGTTGTCACCAAACCTTTCAGAAATATTTGTAGGATTTAATGCATTACGAACGAACAAATCAAATCCATACACCCTTTTGTCGTTTGGGGGGTTGATTATTCCTATAGAAGCTGTCATTCCTCTAAAATTAGTATAATATACGTGAGATTTTGAACCATACATTTTACCATATTCTGGCACACATGGATTTAAAATACAAGTAATACCAGAAACACTTCCAAAACAATTAATTGCTCCAGTAGAACCAGTCCAGCCACCACCACGAACAAACTCAAAAATATTTGCAGAAACAAAATTAACACCATATTCATTTACAGATGTATTGTTTAGTGTTTGCGGTTTTCCCGTAGAATTGAATGTTAATAGTTTATTTGATGAACTTCCAGCAAGTAAAGTTATACCAGAACTATTAGTTATTAAATTAATATCATAAGCATTATTTTCTGAATTTAAGTTTATGCTATACTTTGAATTTTCGTTTTCTAAAAAAACTATTGGTCGTATAGCAAGTGTTTTATTATTTGTTATATTATATCCTAAACTATTACCTGTTCCAATATTAGAAAAATTTAATTTGACAAGCCCATCCCCAGTTTTACCTATTGCTTGTGTTGAAGTTCCGTAAGTAGTTCCGTCAAAAAAAGTAGTTATAATATAACGATCAACAAGACTAATTCCAATAACGCTATTACCAGTTGCACCAGTTGCACCAGAACCAATAGGTCCAATAGGACCAGTAGGACCAGTAGGACCAGTAGAACCAACAGAAGAATTTTCTGATGATAATTCAGAAACAACACTAGATCCAATAGTACTCATTATTATGTTGTCCTAGAATTTAATTGATCAATTTGATATTGCATTGCCAATATTTTATTTTCCACATTTGTTATACTGCCCACAGAAAGAGTTTGACCAATAGTTAAATTATCAAAAACAGGATTTGTTGAAAAATTTAATATAAACGGTTTTGCTCTACTATTAATATAAGGAACAAGCACAACGTCATTTTGTTTTGGATTAATATCTGATTTTACGGCTGGTATAGTAAATTTATAAACTTTCTTAGAAACAAAATTTAAATCAGTTATTGCTCCGTTAACAACATTATTAACGTATTGTTTATCTAACGAAACCGTTGTAGTATTAGGAGTAGTTCGAGTTATAATAATAGATTTTTCTATATTATTTATTTCTGTTACAGTTCCAAAATTTACTTTAAATCCAGAATCATTAATCTGATATGTATTTTTATTTTGAAGATATACATTTGGCGTAGAACTAAAAGTTAATTGTTCTTGCCAAGGACCATTATCTGTTTTGTATATAGAAAACAATTCTGGATAATTATCTTTTTCTAAAAGAACATCTTCACTTAAATTTATCCAATTTTCTTCTAAAACAGCATCTTCTGATGCCCATATTATTTCTCCTACACTTCTACCATTTTCGTTTGATCCAAGTAACGCCTGCTGACCTCCAGCTGAACCACCAACCTTAAAACCAAGATAATTTACAACAACAGCATTATAATAAAAACCATGGGGAGCAATTTGTATAACTGGTTTTACTATAGAAGCAACACTTCCAACTTCTGCTGTTCCCGTTAATCCTCCAGATATTCCTGGACTTAAAAATAAAACATCTAAGCCGCCATTAGCACCACAAAGACCAACTAATCTGTTATTTGGATATAAAATAGAACCATGAGTCACAACAGTATACGAATTATTTTCTATACTTTCAACCACTCCAAGAACTTCGGCATTTGCGTCGGTGTTTGCTTGTGATTTAACATATTGTCCTGTTAAACCACCAGAACTAAAAGTAGGATCAAATCTAATAACGTCTCCTAATGTAATTCCTGAAACAATACTATAACCTTGTCCAGTACTAATTTTTATCAAAAGACGTGAGGTGTTTTGTGATAATATTACATACGGAGCAAATATTCTGGTATTTAACGAACTAGACGAATTAGATGCCATTAGATTTCCTTATTTTTATACATTTAAATTTAAATCCGAATCTGCTATGTAGTGGAATTGTAAAGCATCCAAGGAAAGAGCACCATTCATTATAACAATTTCTGTTCCGTTTTTACTAACATTTCCCGTAGTAATATTTCCGTATTGACTTGAGCTACTAGTCCTGTAAAATTGAGTAGCACTCCAAGGATATAGTACAAGTTCTCCAGTACTGACATCTACCATATTTCTTTTTGCATTAATATTAAACGCATCTCCAAGAATTCCGTTTGGTGTGTATATTGCCACTTGCGGAACACCAACCATCATGGAAGGAAATTTAACAAAATAAACACTCTGAGTAGTAAGATTTCCTGTCTGAATCGTGTATTCATTTTTTGTTGAATTATTTTCAGAATAATTATAACCTGCAGTTTGACCTAAATCATAAGATCGTTGGTAATAAGGTTTACATCGTTCAAGTTCTTTATCTTGACTAACATAGAATACTGGTCCTTCGCTACCTGCATAATCTAATTGAACTTGAGCCAAACTAATTGTTGATACACAACTTGGAAACTCAAACCCAATACTAAACCAACCATTTTCTGCAGTAGTCATTGTGTTCCATGGTCCGACACTAAAGGTATATTTGTATTCTTGCCATACACCAGGAGAAATTAATACGGTTTCTGTGTTAATCAACTCACGAGCCATTAAATCCGTGGTAACGCCTAGTGTTGTAGTATATTGATCTTTATAACGATTATAAACAAGGTCTAGAGTACAACCAGTTATGCCAGAAGCAAATCCCCAAAAACTTAATGTTGCGTTTTGTCCCTGAAGAAATCGAGCTTCTTTTTGAATATTTTCTAATTTTGGTCTGTTTTTTAAATCAGAAACCGAAGTATATTGAAAATTACAATCCACAAAATATAGCGGTGATCCTGGAACATCGGTTTGATATGAATCAAATGTCTGTCTGGTAATGCTTGCTGTTAGACCAGTTACGCCGTTCTTAACAATAAACCATCTATCCGCAAACGGAGTTGAGTATGTATTTAATGAACCCTGCGTCAATCCAGTAACATGCCTTTGCCAAATACTAAATGCACCATTAGGAATCAAATTATCGTATTCAGTTCCTGAGGTAAGACCACCAGAACTGTTGGTAAATAAAGGATTGGAAGTACTGTACGCTTGTGCCCTGGAAAAAATTATTTTTGCAGTATTAGCATCTGTTTTTATATAATCACAAAATTTTCCTTGCTGTGTGGCTGTGGCTATGGTGAGTCCAAAATTCGCTCCACCATCATTAATTGATTTATAAACTAAAGGAGAAGTAATTGTAGTATTTGTATAAAGTAAAGGATCTAAATCACTAATATTCACATTAAATGCACCACCAATAGTAGTAACTTCAAAAATTTTAGTCATGACTCCAGAACCGTCTACTGTTTCTGAAAGAATTTTAGATATTAAACCTAAAACATGATTACTTGTAAATTGCTCTAGATATTCACTATCACTTGTTGGTGCATTTTTCGGAACATATACATTTAAATTTGTAGAATTATTTAATTTACCTCTAAATTTCTTTCTAATAAACTGTACGGCTGGGTTCATTGAGTAATCACTAAAATCAGGATTGCTAGTGTCGGTAAAATAAATAACGGGATCTCCTATTTTAACTGGTCTGGATGCATCATAATCACACGTAATCCCCCCAAAATCCACAATATTTGAACTAGTAATACCGCTAATCTCGATAATAATTTTATTGTCTAGTTCTGCAGTGATGCCAGCACTTATGCCTTCTAAAAGAATACCACGATGTTGTAATATTAATCCAGAATTACCAGTAATACCCAACAAAATAGGTTTAGAAATAGAACCATAAGTATTTGGTTCAAATGTAGTAATTCCTCCGCTTATTGTTGGACTTAAAAAATACGCTTGTCCTGGAATAAGAGTTGCACCACTAATTCCTAAACAATTTCCAATAGTTTTACTGAATAACGTATTGTTTATATTACCACCAACAGTAACTACAGTACTAGTGCTTGTTTGATTTGATACTATTCCAAAAACTTCAGCGTTAACAGCATTGTCTGCTTTTGCTAAAGTAAGACCCAATGTTGGACTAATAATAACAATATTTCCCGATGTTACTCCAGCAATTTTAGGAGTCACACTAATAGTAAGTGCACCAATTGTTGCCTGAGATCCAAGATCCACACTACCATTAAACAAAACAGATCCACTAAATGTAATTCCCGTAGTAACAGCATTAGAATGACTAAACGTAAAATTATTATTAGTAGAAGTTATCTTTATACCATCCCCAGCAAAGGCATTATATAAGCTAATACCATTAATAACATCAATTATACTATTAGTGGTTTCAAACCACGTTTTAAACGTACTGCTGTCTGCTATATTTGGTGTTGTTGTCATGTTATTTTGTAGTTATTTTTGTAAGTTAACGTGTTTACTCCAGTCGCAGCAGTAACAGTTAAAATGGGGCATAGATATCTTGTAGTCACTGTATTTATATTACTAAATGCATGAACATTTAATTTTAAACGTGCCGCACCACAAGGACCATTAATAACATTAATCCCAATTTGATCCTGTAGAGATGAATCTGTATTAGATGGTTCTGGATTTATAGATGTACAATTAATCGTAATAGGTTCAACAATAATTCCATAATCACCAGCAACAACAGAACTAATATTTGTAATGCTATTATTATAAACCCAAACACCAATACCACCATTAACGTTAGTTTTTTTGATTAAATACCAACCAAGACCAAAAGTTAAAGTATTAGTATTAGTACCAGCAGTATATGTAATTAAATTCGGATTTATTGGAGTACAACCATCCCAACCTGGCCCAGTTACCATATTACTCCCTGAAATAACACCAGTAGACATCCAATTAGAAATCATAGTTTGTGTTAATGTTTGTTGTACATAAAAAATTTCTTGAATTTCGTTTAATTCTGATGCTTGAAGAGGATACCCTGGTTTAAAAGCAACAGCATAATAATTTTTAATTTGATCAATTTGATTACTAACACGACTATTGAATGGTGGTGGTGTCAAAGAAAACGAATCGGAAAAGGGTAGAGGTATTGTCATTTTAGGTATTATTCTATTGTATCTATGTTTATAGTAAATGCGTAAGATTTCGTTATTTCGTTAGTTTTATTTGTTATATTATTACTCAACAGACCAGAAGAAACTGATTTACCAGAGTCTTTTTTGAGTGGAGAAAGCTCTACACCCAAAACATTATAATATTTAGTTGTGCTTCCAACCTGTATTTTTAAAATATCATCTTTAATAACAGAATCGTTTGTGTCTGTTGTAAAGGCTATAACTCCAGGTATAGAATATGTATTAATACTATCTGGTTTAAATTTTATAACACCGTTGCTTGTTGTCTGTACACCAGAAGAAAATACTTGATAATTATTTTTTGATATATTATTAATATACACACCATTATTGTTTCTTACTGTTAATAAACTAAATCCACTAACTATGTTTGATTTAAAGTTTGGATTAGATCCTCCTCCAGAAAGACTATTATCTACCAATTGTTGTTGATTAACGATTGATATTTGTTCTCCTGATAAACCGCAAATGACTCTAGTTTCTAGTGAAAAATAATCAGAATTGTTTTTTGTAGAAATTATTTTAGAATTATTATCAGTATAATCTGGATTTGTTAATATAGTATAGCTATCAATATTAGCCGAAGAAATCATAGAAGAAAGTTCGTCTGTTATAATCGATGTTTTTATTTTATACGATATTGGATAAACATATTCATCAGATGAAATAAATATGGATTCGGGAAAAACACCTATACTAATAATGGAATTTATAATATTGTTTTCTGAAATTCCGTCTACATAAAAATCAGGCAATTTACTGTAACCTGATCCTCTGGATATTATTTCGATTCCAATTACTTTGTGGTTGTTTGTACTGATTTGAATTGTTTTTAGCCTAACAACAGCACCAGAGCCAGTGGTATCAACAATATTAACTAAAGGATTTGGAGTACTTATTATTTTTTCTGATTCTGTTATATCGTTAGTATTAATTCGAGCAAACATAATTCCAGAAAAATTATTAAAGTTGTTTAAAAGACCATAAGAAAACGCATTACTACTATTGGGTATAGTGTTATACTTATTATCTTCAAATTCTTCTAAAATTTCTTTTATATATTTTGTCGAAGGACATAAATAATTTTTATCATTATTGCTATTTTCTACCGATCCTGCAGTCAATCCATCCAGAAATAAAACTTCTCTTTTTAAAGAATCAGCTAATTTTTGGCATTCATAGCAAGTCGAAAATATAGTTTCATTAGTAATACTACCTTTGGTATAAACTTCATTAGTAATTTCGTCTATGTTACTTTCTTTAAAATAAAGACAACAACAACCAAAAGAAGTAACCCCAGATCCACATAATGGTTTGTATTTTTCAAAAAACGAAGAATATTCTTTTTCTACAAATATCTTTGCAGTAGGAAGATCTTTGTTAGTAATAAAATTCAATTGGCTGCTATCAACTCTATACAGAGGAAGCCAGGAGTAACCATCACTTAGTTGATTTATTGTTGGTGTGGTGTGGTTTGGAATAACCACAGACATGTTAATAACATCTTGATTATTATTATTTGCATTATTAGAAATACACAAATAAACAACATTATTATTATTATTTAAAACATAATAATTTTCTTGAGATCCAACCTCATTATATATTTTTCCCGATTGCCATATATTATTTTTAGCAATTACGCACTTTTCTTTGTCTGGAATTCTTTTTGCAAAAACTCCATCAGAAATAATGTTAAATCCAAGTTCAGAATCTTTAATCTGACCCAAAACTAAAAACATTTCTTCTGGTGCTTTATTGATTGTTAGTGATGATAATTTTTGGTTATTTGTCATTATTATACACACGTTCCTTCAGCAATTATTGATTCGTTTGGATAACCCATTCCTGATTTTGGCGTTAATGTAGTAAAATCTACTATATTTATATTACCAAAAGTTACTCCCGAATTATATAACGAAATTTCTTCGTCCCAAGAAGGAAATACAAACGTTTTGTCTCCTCCAGCCCCTTGATCACAAGAAGAAAGAGAGGAAAAAGAACCCATAGTGTAACCATAATAATTATTAATTTTTGGAATTTCGCTTGTAAAAACTCGTACAGTTTCAGAGTTATTATTAAAAATATCTTGTCTTATTTGAAAGAAATCAGCAGTTCCTGCGGGATGCAATAATGGTCGCACTACGTTAGTGTATGCTTCTAGTGAAAGACCAGAAACATTAACAACATAAGAATAATCTTGCCATAAACCATTATCGGGTAAAACTGAAAAATTTAAAAAACTAGAGGATAATTCTGCTGGTAAATCAATTGGATTATCTCCTAATTCAACAGTTTCTATTCCCATCCAATCATATTTACCTGAATTAAGACGCATAACGAATTTTTTTGGATAAGAAATGTTTATATTTTCTGCGGAAATGCCAAAAAGAGTATCAACAACAGTATCATAACTTTGCTTAGATCCCTTACGAGAATATAAATTAGTTTTTACATTATCTAACAATAAACGAATTTTATTCTGATCTACGTGTCCACCAGTATATCCGTCATAATTTATTACATTTGTGTGTAAACTAGGCAAATAAGAACTTGCTGAATATTTTACATAGCTATTTGGCATCGTTTCTATGTCATTTATTGATTCTAAATTTAAAAATCCAACAGAATTTATGTCATTAGATTTACATACCAACCAGTCATAATATTGTTTTGTAAGTTCTATTAAATTTGCATCTCCCGATATACTTATTTTATGTAACCAACGAGGAAACAAACTCATAATATCTAATGGATATGCACAGGAAGGAGGCACAGCTGATGGAAAAACTTGTGGAAAATTAACTAAATTAATGCTTTCTTCGTTTTGTATTTCTTCAAAACTATCGATAGCAACATTAATTTCTCTTGGTTTTTTAGTTATAAATTTTTTAAAAATTAATATCATTATGATATTTCCACAGTTACTTCTACTTCTGGAACTAATTCTTGTTTTATATTAATTGTATTAAAATTTTTCGGAACAACATTAATATTAATTGATGATGCTGTAGGAAGAATGTTTGGTTTTAGTGTTATATAACCAGTTTTGTAGTTAACAAAACCTAAATTTTGGAGTGGTTGATTATTTGCGTTATTATATACAAACAACTGACCAATAACAACAGAAGAATCACTACTACTAACATCCTTTATTACTGATGTAATAGTATTATATAGAAAGGTATCAGAACTAACAATAGTGCCAACTGTGCTTACTGCTGGCTGTTTCAGCTCAGTTTTAAAATAAAAATTCTTGGTAGTAGTAGATCCGTTGACCAATAAAGATAGCGTTGTTTCTCTTGGATCCACAGCAACTGTTGCATTTGTGGATTGACTAAGGCTTTTTACAACAGAAGTAATGATTGTGTCGTTTATAGGATTATTGAATATTTTAACTGTATTAAAGTATGCTTCTATTGTACTCTTAATTGTTCCTACGGTATTTGAAGTATTTGCCACCAAAGCTTTAAATTTTATCTTAATTGGTTGCATTCGAACATATTCGGGAATAACCGTAACTATAGATTTACTTTTAAGATATTCCATAGATTGTACAACAATAGGAGAAGTTTGTGTTAAAGCACTATTCGAATAAGAAACAAACACTCTACCATAAATTGGAGGATCTAATTCGTCTCCTCCCCAAATGTTTATTTGATTTTTTGTTTGTATAAGAGACGAAAGATCTGAATATTGTAACAAAATACCATAATAATCTTCCTTAGTAACAGCTCTGTCGTTAGCAGCAAATAATTTTGGACCAAAACTGCGAAATAAATCTAAATCTGGTTTATCAGTTCCACCAGTTGTTTTTGTAGAACTGATAACAATATTATTACTAATTATTGTAGTAATTTCGTTAGAGATTGTTCCCGAAGGTGTCATATACGAAACAGTAACAATATCTGAATTTAATATGTTCTTACCGTAAGATGATTGGTAATCGTTTATTGTTTTTTTGCCAAAAACTAAATAAAACCCACTAGATGTCCTATCAACAAAATAAATATTACTATTTGGTCCTGTGTTTATCTGTGTATTATTAAATTTAGACCATTTAGTTCCGTTAACAAATACAGACAAAGTTTTTGTATCGATATTTGTGTCTCCCAGAAATGCTTTTTGATTTGATATATCTACGGCTATAGGAATATTTTTAACTAAAAATTTTGATTCATATAAATTTATTTTTGTTGGTGTTGTGGTTAGTGTAACATCATCAATAGAATAAAATTTAAAGTCTCCTAATGTGTTAGAACCACTAAATACAGTAGAATACGATACTACTGGAACAGTGCCAGTAATAGAACTCGCAGTAATTCCACACAAAGAAGATTGTTTTCCTTCCACAAAAACACCTAATGGTTTTAACAAAGAAACAATATTATTTTCTATTGAAGCAGTTTCAAGAAAAGATTCATTAGCAACCATATTACTATAAAATGAATAAAACAAAGTATTATACGCAAAAACATCTAATAAGCTATCAAATGCACTACCAGTATATACAGAAAACGGAGAACCTGGAAGTGTTAAGTAAGCTTTTAATGATGCCTTTATATCATCAAAAGTCAAAGAAGCTATATTTATTTGTGGGGTTGCCATATCTTTATTTATTCTGTTGTTATTTGTACAAAACGAGTAATATCTGGTGATAATTTTAAGTAATACTCAATATTTACAAGCCAATAACCTAATGTTGAGTCTACGATATTTATATTTGTTATAGTTGCTCTTGGTTCGTATGTTTCTAATGCCGCTAAAAAAAATATCTTTTTATTTTCTAAATCCAGTACATTTGAGTTAGAATACATTAAATCATTAGCATTTCCTCCAAAACCAGGAACAAATAATTTTTCTCCTTGAGAGGTTAATACTATGTTTTTTATAGTCTGAGATACTGCATATGAATCTGTTTTTATGTTCATATCGCCGCTTACTGCGTTTATTTCTAATAAAAAATCTATGTCTTTGTATACTAATGTCATATATTAACCTGTTTTTGAAGTATCAACACTTGTTGTAGTATCTGGATCTTTTGCGTTTCCGTCTCTCATAAGAGATAAAATCATTGAATGTTTTTGCGTAGTTATTATTCGTTCTATTTTATAAATCATCCATTTACCAGAAAACCTAGTTTCTGAAATGCTTTTAGCTTCTCCTGTAGGAATATTTAGTTTAATCGTGTTTCCAGGTCTGATATCAAAATGACCATTCACCATAATACTTATTCTCTGATAAGTTAATAGTGCTGTCTGAGCTTTTCTCAAAAGTGGAGTTTTTGGTGGCGTATTCCAAAAAGTAGCATTTGTTCTAGAATATGCTAAATAATCTTTAAAATTATTAAGTTTATCAGTATTACTGGTTGCACCAGGATCAGTAGGATCAGTAGGATCATCGGGACCAGTAGAACCAGTAATACCAACAAATGACATTATTTTACCAGTATCTTCGTCTGTATACGATTTTCTTTCACTATACGGAAACCTATAATTATCTTCTTCGCCAGCATCTGGTTCAGTTGTCGTACGATTAAACTCGGAAAGCTCTTTATAACCACTACTAACGCCACTTGGAGACCCAGCACAAATCCCAGAAAAACAATTATATGAACAATTAGGATTAGAATAATCAATACCAAACCACTTATCCGCAGACAAAACTGTTTTTATTTTATCACATTCGTTTGTCTCTTTTAATAATGATAATAGTTCTTTTTCTGTCGGCTCTTTTCCCCCAAATCCTTTAGGCATAAGGTGTTGATTTGGACAATTGCAGTAAGGTTTGTTTAGATCAGGGCAATCTACATTAGAAACATAACCGCCAGGGTTCATACAAGGTCCAAATTCACTAATTTCGTATGAAGTTGGCGAAGTTGGTTTTAGAGCATGCGTAAAATTAGAACCTTGACCATTCTGTATACCAAAAAAGTCATCTAAATTAAATTCTGTAAATTTACTTAATCTTTTAGCCATTATGCACAATCTCCAGTACACAAGCCATCGTGTGTATTATCAACATCAAACAAAAACATATACGGTCTTTGCTTTTTCAATGGCAATTCTTGAGGTAAAGTAAATCCTCTGATCATATTTAGATTACTGGACGATAATACTTTCATGTGAACAATTCTACCACCATAATACATACCAGACTCATTTTTTTCTACTTGTTCTTCTGATATTTCTGTTCCAGATTGAGAAAAATCTGGACAGTTATTATCAATTACTCTGAATTTTCCAACAGGCATCATTTGATATTTTTTTGGATAAGAAGAATATGATTTTCTGTCTGTATCTTCTATATGTAACGGCATAGATACACCTGAATTTGTCGTTATTGTTGTGTGGTCTTTATCGTTCTTATTTTCAAACGATTTCGGAATACTGGTATTTAAAATCTCACTTAAATTATAAGCTCTATTATCTGGTCCAGTATACCCCTCAGTATAATCGAAATTCCCCTTTAGTGATTTTTTATTACTAACAAAAACAAAAGGAAATGAAAACGAACCAGCATCTTCAAACTCAATTATTTCAAAGGATGACTCTAATATGTCTTTAACTTCTGATTTTGGCCAAAACTCAACTTGTTGCCAAGAATATGCATATATTCCACCAGGATCAATATTAAATTCCGTGGCTCCACAAACTCCTTCAAATCCTAAGCTATTACCTCCATAAATTTTGTCTGCTGCGTATATTAAAGCATAAAAATCAGTCTGATCATTGCTAGAAGAAAAACTATCGCAACAAACAACATTTTTGTAAACGCCCCATTCGGTTTTAGTTTTTTTTGCTTCTGCGTAATTCCAACGATTTTTTGTTAAAGGCCATTTTATTTCTTTGTATATTTTTTTCAAAAATGCACCAGGAAGTTCTGAAAAATCAAATTGAGATTGCCAATATTCGTTTTCTGTTCTAGATACTTCTTTTGAACTTGATATATTGTCTATTAAATTTTCTTTAGTTTTTATATTTTCGCTATTTTCTATACCAAGTTTTTTTCCGTAATATTTATTAATAGAAAAATCATAAAAATTCCACCAAGGTTTTTTTTCAGAATTATATGCTGTAGAATAAAATCCATAATTATAATCGGAAGTACGGACAAAACTATAATCATTTTGCGTTTTGTATTCAATATTTGTTTTTGATGATAAAAATGAATGTGGAGAAATTTTTTCCCAGTTTTCGGAATCTTCTTCATAATTATACGTAATTTGCATTTTTGTTAAACCTGTTGCATTGTCTGAAAAATTACGATATATATTACCCCAATCTGGCATTATTCTAACATATTCTCCAAACATTGCTCCACCATTTAATAATTTAGACGGAGATATATCGCTAATAATTCTCATTTCAACTACAGTATTCAGAAAACTATTATCACTTCCTGCCAAGCCGCCTAAATTATAAGTTCCTTTATAATTATTAGACTCTTTTAATAATTCATCAATACATTTAAAATTCCAGCTTTGTAGATCTTCCCAGAAAAAAAAATTAACTGCATTTTTATTATTTAAGCTACAAGCATACTCGCAAACATAATTCATCAAATGCGATATACGTAAATTATTTCCTAATTTATAAAAAGGAAAAAGAAAATTTTCAGCCTTTACCCAAACATCATTGTATGTGTTATGTGCTTCTAGGGGTTTTTTAGAATCTTTTGTCATCATATCATCTTTAAATAATTTTTGAACTAATCCCGTCATTTGTGCTTCTGCAGCTGATAATTGACCAGAATCAAAATCTAAAGAAGTTTGCTCAGGAGGAGCAGCACCAGGAGTTTTAGAAATTTTTCCTATAAAGTTTTCGAGTAAACTAACATTAAAATTTTTATAAATGAATTCATTTGACGAAAATCTAATTATAACTTGGTGTACACTACCAGCTGGACCGTGTATATTTTTGCTTGCTAAATTCGAATCAATTATTACGTCTAAAATATTAAATTCGTATAAGGTTGAATCTACCGTAAAAGATATTTTGTCAGATGAAGTTAGATTTAATTGATCTATTATATAAGATGAATCATTAAACACTAAAGTTCCAAAAATACTTTCCGCAAACATATCTTCTGTAATAGTTATTTGATCGAATATAAAATATTCTTGTGATAAACTGTTTTCTCTTGGGTAGAGTACATATTTTTGATTAGATGATGTTATAGAAACCTCACCAAGAGTTATGTTTGGGATGTCTATTTGAGTTTGTGTTATAACATCCGTCATTGTAATTCACTTAATTTTATATTAATATTACTGTTTAATAACAATTTAGATCTTATTTGTGCTTTTAATAATTCTATTTTGTCCTTTGTTAAATAATTAATTTTTTGTTTTTTTACAAAATCATCATTCATTAATTGTTTTCTTACAGTAATAAAATTACTATTGTTTCCGTTTAGATAATTTGGTATATACACATTAATCCAATTAGAATTACTTGTAATATCTAATAAATTATCATTTTCGTTTATGTATAGCGTAGAATCCAAATACTTTTGAATACTTAGTAATTGATTTTGTATTAATTTTACTTGTAAATATCTATTTGACGCATCACTCCAACGCCAAATAGAAACCACAACACCAGAAGGATCATCAAAACTAATAGAATTTGAATCACTAAATTGAAATGATTTTACAAAAATACGTTTATAAATGCTATCAACAGAAGATATGACACCAATATATTTTTTGTTTGTTCCATATTTTTGTAAACATACATGTTCTTTACCAGAAGATATGTTATTAAATTCTCCAGATATAGACTTTCCGTTAACGTTTACGTTGCTTTGATTGCCAGTGCATCCATTAGTCTGATTATATGTTGCAATACTGCCTAAAAATTGTATTTTGTCTGTGTAAATTGCTGCAGTATGTTTAGAACCAGCAGATATTAGGGTAGGAGTATTAGCAAATTCAAAAACATTACATTGACCATAACTATTATCACCCCAAGAGGTTACTCCCATGTTATTACCTCCCTTTAATACTACTATATGATTATCTCCTGCTGCAATATTACTACAAGTAAATCCAGAAACATTAATACCTCCAGCAGTAATACCACTAGTACATAATGTTATTCCTAAATTTCCTTTCCATACTACTACTTGTTTGTTACTTCCCTTTATTCCTGAACAAAAATTAGATCCACAAGCAATATGAGAAAACGTAGCACCCATATCTGCTTGAAATCCAGTAAACCCAAAATGTTTGGTTGCACCAGTAGTAGTAATAGCAACTCCACCACAAATACCATTAGTAGCCCAAGCAATTTTTTTGTAAGGACCACCACTACTAACCTGAAATGTATTAAAAGCTGTACATCCGCCATAACAGACAATACTTCCGTCTGTTTTTATAGCCAAAAGATCGTTTCCAGTACCGTGAATAAAAGTATAACCATTCGAGGAAGATTTCCAAATATTTTCAGTTTTGGTTAGATCAGAACTAGTTGTATTAAAGTTTCCCCATACTCGTATTCTGCCTTCAGAGGTAAGACACGCAGTAAAATATTCACCACACGTAGTTTGAACAACAGAATTCTGATCGTCAAAATTGTCTGGAATATTACTTTGACCGTATTGTGGACTAGTACAAAGGGAAAAATCACTAGTAAAACCACCAGAACCAATACATTGAACAGAATACGATCCAACCCCAGACTCGTATATGATTAAATCGCCTTCTAGAATTTCATCAAAATTTACTCCTGTATATGAATTCGTTTTATTAATATTAAAATTAAAAGTATTTCCTGGAATAAAAGGCGACGTATTAGCAAATTGATATTCCCAACCACTATACTTTGTTTCTATTTGTGTATCATGGCTAATTTGATTTTTAGACCAATCTGATAATGGATTTTTAATATTGTTGATTAAAAACACAGACCAATAAAGACTAGACTTATTGTATAAATTATTAGATATAATATCTGGTCGTTCGCCAGGAGTTATGTATTTTGTAAATATTTCAAGAGGACTATCTAATTCTAGATTAATACTACTAAAAATATTTGTCAATGAAAGAGTAAACCCTCCAAAATTGTAATTAATTTTTGGAAATAAGTCAAACATTAACTTGCGTCTAATCTTTCTGATCTACTCCAAATTCGTAGGCTTCCATCACCAACTTGTAATGCTGGTTCAAGCTCAATAAACGAAAGTTTTATGTTTACCGCAATTGGCTTAAAATCAGAAGTAATAAATGCTGTGTTTAAAATCGGAGATCTGTTGATGTCTGCACTAGCCAAAACAGAAACTAGAGGCTGACCATCCCAATAAGAATTAGTTTGAAAATTACTATTACCAATAACTAAAGCCTTAAAACACCACAAAGGAGGGTGTCTCATTGTTAATATAGAACTAGTATTTGATATTGGGAATACGTTTGTTTGAAAAGCTAATGCTATATCGTTTATTTGTTTTGCTTGTTCTCTGTTTTTAGCAATCATAAGAATATTAAATTTATGAGTTCTTCTGGCTCCTGGTTCTAATTGTGTCTCATAATGATCAAATGTTAATATATTACCACCCTCTAAAAAACTATTGCTAGTTTCGATGAATTTATTAAATTGAGCGTTTATCATTTGGCCTACTCCCGCAAACCCCTTTTCTATAACTCTGTTGTTTTTGGAGCCAGCTTTTCCATAAAATTGATTATTCATGGTTGTGTGATCTTGCGGATACGGTATTGAAATTTGAAGATAGTTATGAGAAATAATATAATTTCTCGTCCTGTTTCGAGAAAATGTGCTATAATTGGCAGCATAGAAGTTCATCCAAACAGGAATATCTGGAAAAAACGGATCATTTGTTGAAGGAAATTGCATTGTTGTCATGTGTTGTATAGATATATAGTTATAACTATGGCATATAAAACTAAATATAAACCAAAATTTATTACAAAATACGTAGGAAATTCCGATAACATCATATGCAGATCTTCATGGGAACGTAAATTTTGTAAATATTTAGATCAAAATAACACTATTATTCGGTGGTGTAGTGAAGAATTAACTATTCCTTATGTGTCTACTATAGATAAAAAAATGCATCAATATTATCCAGATTTTTTATTTGAAGCAGAAAAAGACGGAACAATAGAAACGTATGTAATTGAGATTAAACCAAAAAAACAAACAATAAAACCATTACCAAAAAAAAATAAAAAAATGTATTTAAACGAATGTATTTTATACGAAACTAATAGCTGTAAATGGAAAGCGGCAGAAATATTTTGTAAAGAACGAGGTTGGATTTTTAAGATTTTAACAGAAGATAATCTATTTAAACAATAATGCCTCCCACAACGCCTAATAACAATAATATTGACTCTCTAGTATCTCTGTTTTCTAGAATGTCTGGATTTCAGAGACCAAATAGATTTAGAGTAAAAATTTTACCACCATTAATTTTAAGAAATTTAAATCTATTGACAAACAACGATATATTTGTTAATATGATACAAACTCCATCTCAGGCTATACTATACAGAGAAGACACTATGTCTCCGTCTGGAGGAAACATACAAGTTCCGTTTAAAAGAGTATTTGATGAAAGGTTTATAATTGAATTTGTAGTAGATTCTAAATGGAACATTAGAAAATTCTTTGACTCTTGGATAGATTCTGTGTTTGTAAACTCTAATAACTCAAATCGAGATCGAAGTTATAATAATTCTTCTAGGGTTAATTATTGGAGTGATATTGTAGGAACCGTAATTATAGAAGCATTAGGTATTAATGGTGACGTTAATTACACAATAACACTACACGATAGTTATCCAAAACTTATTATTCCATCAGAAATGAATAATAATGCATCAAATACCTACTTAACCCTATTAGTTGATATGAATTATAGATATTATACTGTAGCATAAGGATTATATATGGCACTAAAAGATATAATAATTTCGTCTTTTCCTCAATATTGTGAAAAATTACAATCAGGAAAACAAGTTTCTTTTCGTCCAATTATAGTACTAGAAGAAAAATCCTTATTATTGGCCAAACAATCAAAAGACAAAATAACCATATTAAAGACATTAACAGACATAATGTCATCTTGTTTTAACGAAAAAAGTATACTTTCTTATAGTATTTGTGATTTTGAACAAGCCTTTTTGTTATTGAGATCAAAGTCTTTAGGAGAAATAGAATCGTTCAATATTACGTGTCCAGAAACAAACGAATCTGTAGATATTACTGTAAATTTAAGTACAGACATTTCTGTGAATAAAAATAAAATTAATCACAAAATAAAACTACAAGATAATTTAATTTTAGTAATGTCTGTTCCTACAATAGGAACATTATTAAAATATCCCAACTACAAAGACGATAACGAAACTATATACCAGTTTATTGCCTCTTGTGTTAAACAAATTGTTACACAAAAAGAAGTCATAGATTGTTCAGACAAAAGCCAAAAAGAATTAATAGAGTTTATTCAAAATTTAACTCCAAAACAATTTAATAAAATAATAGAATATTTTGATTCATTGCCTGCGGTTTTTATTGTTTCTGATTACGTAACATCTGATTTGGTAAAACGCAGTATAACTATAAAGGGAATTTTCAACCTAATTAATTTTTTTTTTATTCATCTAAGTTTAGATTTGTATTATATACAAAATTTTCAAATGAAATATTATCATCATTATACCCTAAACGAGATAGAAAATATGATTCCTTGGGAACGATCAATTTATCTAGAACAAATTAGAAATCACTTACAAGAAGAAACTGATAGACTAAATAACTCAACAGAAATGAATTTTCAATGAAAAATACTAATGGCAATTTTTTTAATCCAAATCCAGACATTATATTAAATCGAGATACTTCTCCTCTTACTGCACCTTACGGAAGAGATGCTGAAGGAAATGCATTAACTGTTGATCAATGGACAGAGAATCAGACAGTAAAGCAAGAAAAGGCAGCAGAGCATGCTGAACGAAGAAGTCTCGCAAGAGATCGAGCAGATCCTGAAGGAAAGAAAATAAGAGCTGCCAAGAGCAAAGAAAATTTAAAATTATATGAAAAAAACAGTAATCCACCAGATAATTCTGTAAATTCTTTAAATAAACTTATATTTGATGCAAAAAGTGCAATAACAAACAAATCTAGCATAGAAGATATAACTGCGAAAACTGGAAAGGTAATGAATTTAATGTCAAAATTTAATACCCCAAATCAATCAAATAATACTAATTCAAACATGTCTGATATGTCAGATAATAGTAGTATAGTAAATAATAATTCAAATACCTCAATTATTAATGATTATGTTTTTAATCTACGCAGAGAATACCAAACAATTCCATCTTGGAGAAATAATATTGGATAAAAAAACCCCCATTGCTGGGGGTTTTTTAACTCTGTGAAAACTTAAAGTATTACTCGTTACCAAGTGACTTAAGATACGTATCAACATCAACGTCTTCAGTTTGCTGCTTTGGAGCATTTCGACCAGGGCGTGTCGTTTGACGAGCCTTTGTGTCTGACTCAAAAGTATCCTCTTCACCCGCTTCACTACGAAGATCTCCGCCAAGGGCATCCACAAGCTTTACCTTGAGTTCTGCATATGACTTAAATTCCTTTGGATCAACAAAGGGCTTCAGTGGATATTGACTATTCCACAAAGCTTCGATCTTAGCGTCATCACCATCAAACAAAGCAGATGCTGCGCTAAACTCACTCTTGTCGTAATTAACATAACCTTCAACCTTACGAACCTTCAACTTGAAATTAGCACCCTTCCAAAAGTCAAATGGATTGACTGTTGATTCGTCTGCAAATTCAGGATTCATTTGTTCTTGAATCTTGTCAAAGATCTTCTTTCCGTACTTAAACAAGAAAACCTTACCCTTGTTTTGTGGACTTGCTGGATCTTCAACAACCAAAATATTAGAAGTGTATGTAAGTTTACGCTTACGATCACGAGCAATATTCTTATCGCTTTCCGTACCAGAAGCCCATAGTTCACTATTACCTTCACACACTGGGCACTTTTGTCCGAGTGTTGTTGGGCAATTATTAATGAACCATCCACCCTTACCACGGAATGCATGTTGGTAGGTCTTAACCCACGGAATGTCCTCGCCTTGTATTGCTGGCAAGAACCGAATTACGGCATATCCATTACTGGCTGCATCCAGTACTGGTCGCCACATACGATCATCCTTGTAATCGTTAGTTTTGTTTTGCTTCTCCAATTCGGATTGGAGTTTGCTGAAATCAGACGAATTCTTCTTCAAATCTATAAATGACATGTAGTATCTCCTTTTGTAAGAATATTATACAACCTAAAACTGAGTTGTCAAGTCAAAATAATAATTTTGTTGTTTTTTGTAAAAAATTCAAATTTTCACCTTCTTGTTGGATTTTCTCCACAATAGGCTTAGAAAGAATTTTTGCTACACTTTCAACAGGCAGATCTTTGGATTCACATACACTTATAACAGCATTAATGTATGTACTTTTCCATCTTTCTACATATTTTTCTACTTGACGACAAAAGTCGTTTTGTGTTTCATTATCAATAAATAGCACCATGATACACATATATATAAGAGCTTTAACAGATTATACAACTATTTGGAGAAATAAATGCCAGACACTGACGCAAATCTAATTGTCGATACTACGGGAAACACCGCAGCTATTGCTACCGATTATGTTAATAATACTCATTTTCAAGTAAATAAACTTGCTTGGGGAAGTACAGGAGAATCTAATAGAGTAAGCGCATCATATCCTCTACCAGTAAAAATAGAATCAACATCTGGTTTAAATGTAGGAATTACTGGTAGTGTTACTGGTCTTGGTAATTTTAAAGTTATTAATGGAACATCTTCTACTTTAATAGTCAGCGGAACTACTAGTTCTGCATACACACCAGTCCAGGTTGCTGGTTTGGTTCAGGGCATTACTAATGGAGTTTTGGTTGGAATCACAGGAACCGTTAATGTTAATAGTGTAACTATTCTTGGCGGAAGTACTATGTCTCTAATCAACCCAGTAGGAATTACTGGTGGTCGTATGTTATCATATTTAACAGACAGTATTTCGATTACTGGTAGTACAGTTGGAATTTCTATCATTCCTAATCTACTTCAATCTAAAGACAGCATTAGAGTTTATAGTTCTGCAGGAGCAACACTAATACCCGTTAATATACGAGATGGTAGTGGAAATTTAATTGGGTCGTCTGGTGGAGCACTAAATGTTAATATTGTGGGTGCAGGAATAACAGCAACTGTTAATGTTTCTGCCGTGGTTGGCGTTTGCCAATCAAGTCCATTTTATATTGCTGGAGCAACTTATGGTCCTGAATTAAGAATTAAGGGAACAAAGGGCGCAGAAGAGTCATTATATGTGAAATTTTACGAAAATCCCACAATACAATCAATCACTAATCCAGTAACTGTTGATCTTACTAATGTTATGACTGATACTTATTTAATAAAACAAAAATTAGATACCCTAATTACTACCACATCAGGAATGATTCTTAGTATGTTAGGAGGTAGTACTGGGGCTTCAATTAACCCTTTAGAAGCAAAAATTTCTAGTATTAATATTCCTAGTATAGTTTATACAGGAACTAAAGGAATAACTGCTGGATCGTCGTTGACATTACCATCAACATCTTTAAAAACTGGCATTACTATTAAAAACAGATCTTCTTCTGATGTTAATATTCAAGGTAACGGAACAACCTCTGATAAATATTCTCTTGGTGGCGGTGAAATAATTTTTATAGAAACTAATAACTTAAATAACATCTCATTTAATGTTAATTCAGGATCTGGTACAATTAGCTATATAGCAACATAATATGTCTATTCGAAATACAAAACAACTAATAACAGATGTTCAATCTAATTTTGATAATTATATAATAACAAGATCTGATATATTTTACTTTGTTGAATTTATTAATTTTGAAAATGAATTATATAATAATAATTCAGTATTAACATCAAAACCAAACGTTATATTCTATAACGAAAATAATACAGATAAAATAATATTAGATTATAGTCAAGCTAATAATGACGATAAAACTTATCTGAAAACATTCTTTATTAATATGCAGCAAGGAACAGGAATTTCTTTAACAGATTGTAATTATTTGGACGAAAGTGTAAGTTCATCAACAATAAATTTAGAATCTAATATAGAGTTTGTAGAATTTAAAAACGATTTTTTGTTCGGCAAAGTAATTTCTACAGAAGAAAAATATCCAAGTGTTGATGTTTATATGAATACTTTTTTTATTAATACTCCTCAAATCACGAGTGGTTTATCTTTAAGCAACGATACGACCTCTCAAAGAAACGCAATAGTTTTTATTCCAGTAGGAAATAAAGTATTGAAAAATTTAGGATTCTATCCTGGTGACTTAATTGAGATTAAAAACCCAAAATCACAAAATAGAGATATCAAATTTCAAATTATAGATACCGTAATGTTAAACAAAAAAGAAGTAATACTATTAAAACAAAAAACAGTTGTAGAGAAATTGATTGGGCAACCAACAATAGTTAATTTATATCAAACACAATTAGCAGAAACAACAGTACCATTAAACATTAACGAAATCCCCAAAGGATCCTGTTTAAAATTAGGAACAACTATAAAATATAGCACCAAATATCAGTGCGAATTTCGTGGTGGAAACTACTTTATATAAAAACATTTATTATTCTTCTGGCTGGTCATTACCGCAACCACAACCTGGTTGGTCGGGTGGACACTCACAGCACCATCTATTATAAACATCACAACCTCTTTTTATAGGTTCTCCTTCTTCGTCAAATAATTCAGTCTCTTGTGGTTGTTGACTATTTGCACAAAGCTCATTTTCTCTAAAATAACCAGCATCATTTGGATTTGTAGAATCTGGACAATGACTACATGCATTTATAGAACCGTAAGAACAAGTCCATCCACTAGTTTCTGTTGCATCTGGTCTCCAACAAGACCCCAATTTTAAATTATTACAGATTGGTAGTGCATCAATAGTTATAGTGTCGTCTTGTTTATATTGTGTTCCGTGTGTTGCAGCAACGGAACCAACGCCATCAACACTCCAAGGACTTTCAAATCCTTGTTTGAAAAATACCTTGCCAACAATATCTGATTCTGGAGGTAGAGGACTAGTCCAAGATTTTTCACAAATGCCACAACTAGTATCTTGATACGCAGCATCAGTTCTACCAATACTAGAATTTATACTTTCTATATCTGATATACTTTGAATATTTAAACCACATTCAGAAACATTCTTTCCGTTTAATTTTCCCTCTTTAATACCGTATAATGCTTGTTTCCAATCTCCGCCAACACCCCAAGATCCTTTATATGATTGTCTTGGCTTGGTGTTGTGGGGACCACCAGAATTAGGTGTCGGAACCCAAGAAGGATATAGTGGACAATATTTAATATTGAATGTACCAGAAATACCATTAAGTGCTTGGTTTCCTGTATGATTTTTACCACCCTGCACAGTATAACCAACTGTAGTTGATGCTCGTGGTTTGTCTATATCGATATCAAATTCGCTATTCCACGTTTTTAGTGGCCACGGAGGGCAAGGATCCGTTAAATCACCAACAACCCATATCTTAACGTTGTCATAATTACCAGAAATATGATTTGGTGATTTCTGAATAGTTATTCCGCCATCGTCAAAAAATTCATTGCTGTTATAAGCAGAAGTTTCTTCGCAATTATTCACTTTAAGAAAAAAGGATCCCTTATCTCTTTTACGATCCCATGGTTTTGCTCTTAGATGAACAGACCAACTCCTACCAGTGGCATATGATATAGTATAATTTAAGAATGCCCATCGACTATATTCGTCGGTATTATCTTGCTCACAATCAGGACACAAAACATCATTAAGTCCTTTAGACTGAACTTGTTTGTTACATTCTGTTGGTTTTACCCATCCTAAGTCTCCTGGGTTTTTGTCTGGCGTTATTATTTTTGGACCACAGCTATTGTCTCTAGCACCACAACACTCAAAATTACCACCACCAGTCCATCCAAGTGGAGGAGGTGATCCCAATCCCTGTCTCCAACCACATATTCGTCTGTTTCTTAATGGCCAAAGTTTGTATATACTAGGAAGAGATTTTCCGTCAAAAACATAAACATTTGGAATTTCTATATCTGTTGTTATATTAAATATTGGTTTTTTGTAAGGGCGCACACTTAAAGATAAAATAACCGCCATATCAGATTTAATTAATTCTACACCAGAATACGAATTTTGAGTAGTTTCTGGAAATACATTAAAAAATCTATTTATTTTGTTTGCTAAAACGTCTATGTGAATAAACGAACACCTAGCAGTTTGATTGTTGTCACCGCCCCTATCATTTAAAATATCTATTACTATAGCAAAATTTAATGTATCGTCTATTGATAGATATTTGCTGAATGATTGTGTGTCTCTATCTGTCATCATGTTAACAGCTCTATATCGAAAATCACTATCCCCAGTGTGATCTCGGTTTACAGTAAATCCGTCTTCGTAGATGTCTATTTGTTTTTCTATTGTTGTTGGTGCAGGAATAATGTCTTTAATTGTTGGAGGAGTTGCAGGATTTGGTCTTATTTTTGCCCCTCTATCATATGCTTCTAACGTAGTTCCCCAAATTAATTTATTAATTTGAATAACTTTGCGTCCTTTTTCAGAATTTTGTAATGAAGCACTAATATTTGTATTATCCCATCCAAAAATTGCAATTTTATTACCAGTTGTGTTTGATTTTACGTGTTCTGCGTCCACACCACCTAAATGCTCGGAAAGATTATAATTAAAATTGAAAACTGCTCCCTCTTCGCTACCTGATTCTATATCTTGTTCTATAGCGACTTGCTGGTTATTGAATGTTTGTGTGTAATTCGTATCATCAATATCCGTATCAAGAAGTAATTTACTACTATTTGGATTTAACTCTCCCCTAGAAAACTCCGATTCTCCGTCTTGTTTTGTCTCTGATGTTATTCCTTTCAATCCCCAACAAACAACGGATTTAAAAGTATTACTAGACAACATTAAATCACCAAGAGAATTAAAGTGAATTGTTTGTGCATAACCACCAGCTCTCATGTAGATATTTTCGTTTAAGAATAAAGTATCAACAGGAATGCGATCATTAGTAACAGCAGCATGAATATCTTTACCTTCACCGTCGTTTAAATTTTTACCTCTAGCTGGTGATAAAGTAACACCATCAGGATTACCCAATGTTCTTGAAAAAAATGTTGTGTGACGAACAACATCCAGCATTTCGTTAACTGTATTAACACCGCATAATTTATAATACACATAGTTATCTCTGTTTTGATTACCATTTATTGGGACAGAAGTATTATTTTTCCAAATATTAACATGTTGTTTATTATAATCTCTCATGAAACCAGTCCCTTGATCCACAGTTGTTGTGTCATATAAAGTACATATTGTTCCATCTTTTGAGTTTATATCATTACTGTTTATTGTTTGGTGTGTAGTATTACCATTTTCTATAAAGCATGTTATGTAATCAGTATATACAAAATTTGATATTGGATTACCATTATTATCCTTTCTGTCTTTGTATTCTCTGGTAAATTTTACTGGTTTAATTTTATAGTTTGATCCCATAAAGTTGCTAATAATAATAGCAGACAACTTAAACAATCTATCTCCTGGGGTATTAAACATAACTAATAATGTATTATCTTCTAACCATTTCATTTTGTATGGTGTTTTGATAATAACCATAACCGATTCAATTGCGTTAAATTTTATTAATTTTTTATTTGCTTTGGATGTAATATCCCAAACAAAAAGGTTTATAATACCGTTCTCTGCTCTACTTAAAATAGCAATTTTTGATTTATCTTTAGATATACTAGAAATTTCTGGAGATTTTTGATAGACAGGTTCTGGTGGAGAGTATAGAGTAAATCCTCTTGAATTTAACAGTTCTTGTTTTTTGTTTGGATTATAAGTTTTAATAGGATCAGCACAACTGTGCTTAAATTCCCCTGCACAAAACGCCTTCATTGAACTATGAGGTTCGTAAATATTATATGCTCCCGACATAGCACAACCCATTCCGTCGCCACCAAGTGCTGTTCCCAAACCATTTAATTCGTCATCAGCCCAACAATTACGCTGATCACACATTTCAGTGATTTCGAATGCTAATCGTCCTCCCTGCCATTGTTTTTGAGTTGGTTGTTGGTCTCCTTTTTGAGCTAAAATATACATCCATGGTATTGTAGATGTTGGTATAGTATTTTTAAAACTGTTTACAGTTCCAGGAGATTCATCAAATCCTTCTTTGAAACTAACCAATCCCTCCGTCACATAACCAAAATTAAACACATTCTCGTTTATAGATCTACCACTATTAAATGTACTCCACAATTGCAATTGATTGCCATATCTCCAAATACCCAACTCCAAAACAGGAGGAGTAGGAAGCATTCCTATATGTTTTTCTATATTAAATGGACCCCAAGATTTTGATGGTCTCATAGAGTATTGTGGTAATATTATTGGTCTGAAATTATTACACCCACCCAGTTCCCGAGTACCTGGATCGGTCTCGGTTTCGCAAACTCCGCACTTAGAACCACCAGTAAAGGGGTTTATAGCACCATCTGGATCTTTCTCATTAATATTAAATATTACTCCATGAGTTACACGATGTATGTTATATTTGTGTTCTCGATGAGACCCAACATGATCGCAACCTCTACAAACATTTCCATTTCTTCTCCCATTATCAAATACTCCGCTTGTTAAATTTCTAGTACCAATTCTAACTGTTTTGTTTGGTCCTTCTCCATTACTTTGCGGAAATTGATTATTCAATGTATCTTGATTTTGAAAATTCGTTCTCGTCCCATCAACTCCATAAAAAGGAAGATTATTAAATAAATTTTCTGGGAATAAAGGAGGAGGTGATAACCAAGAAACTGTATTCGTACCAGCCACACATCCTTGACTATTCATGTGTGTAGGGTATGTAAAATAACCAGGAGTTCCTTCAAGAATTCCTGCTCCTCTTTTTCCTGGATCTGCTATTATGTTGCCACCTATACCATCCGAAGAAGGACATTCAGATCCACATTTCAAATTCGCTGGAAAGTAATTTTGACATATTGTAGTAGTAACCGCTCCTATACCTCTACACCCAGCACGAATTGATTCATAAAATCCAGGAGTCGGAATAAATCTAGACTGTATTACAGGTAAACTGGACCAGCCAAATGTAGATTCTGCAGAATTCCATCCAGGATAATTTTTACGAACATGACCAGCAGATTTATAAATCAGATCAGCACCAGCCCAGTTTGGATCATAACCATCTTCGTCATCTGCAGAACAAAAACAACCAATTCCTTCTGGTCTGTTTTGGGCACTTGGTCCATTATCTTCACATCCCCCATTATCTCCAAGTTCCCATCTTTTATAAGCTTCACAAATTGTTGTTGTTGGAAGACATTCCTTATATGGACCATTAGGTGTACTCAAAGTACTACAATTAAACACTTCATTATCACCAAAACAATTGTTATTAGCGTCTGAGCACGTTTGATTGTCACTACCGATCCTTGCTCTGAAATTTATTGCTGGTCCTTTATTTGTAACAGTTATCACACCATCAGATCTTGATGTATGTGCATCCATATTACAATCTCTAGAATACAAAAGATTTTTGCCGCTTTCTGGTGCATTAGTTTTTCTTGTTGTTACTATTTGCCCAGTTCTCAACATACCAACAGCATAATCTTTTACAATTTTATTTTTTTGCGAGCATAAGCTTTGGTTACCACCTAGACTTGCCCATTTTTTTGCATACCTGTAAGAATATTGCGGAACATCAACACCCTCTTCGTCGGTGTCACCTGGAATCACATAACCAGCAGGTTTATCAACACTTCCGCTTGAAAAATCTGCTACGTGACCCCAATTTACTGGATAGACATATTCAGTTTCAACTCCAAGATCAAAATGCGGATATGCTGGAGCTGCTCCGCCGTGCCATTCACCATTCCAATCATTTTGTGCGTTATAAGAACCATTTTTTATCTTGTCCTGCACAACCCAATTTTCTGCTGCAGTACAGTCTTCTCCAGGCAGACATTCAGGATATCCTTCAGATCCAGCTCCTATGCAACTTTTTTGTTGACCATCGGTTGGAAATAGTTTTATCACAGATGTTCTTATATGTTTCCATTGATTAACAGCTGCAGAAACTTCTGGATCTCCCCAACACAAAACAGTTCCGTCATTAAACAAAACAGCACTAGTAGAATATCCAGCATGAAGACTACATATTTTAGATTTTTTTGGATGTGGCGGAACAGTAATTGGTCTTAAACTATCTGGCAATAAAGATTCTGGGACATTAGACTGACCCATACTATTTAAACCCCAAGCCATTATAGAATTATCAAACAATTTAATTATATTATGATATGCTCCACAAACAATATCAACAACTGGACCAGGAATATTTGTTGGTGTTTCTAGTGGATGACCAACAGGAGCTATTTGAGCTGCAGAATAAGGAGTGACATACTTTGGAAGTCCTTTAGAGCATTGCGTTGCTTCGTATAGCGTTACACCTAATCCATCATACGATCCATCAAGATTAATATAGTCTGTTATTATTTCAGGATAAAATTCTCGTATATATTTGTTATTATCACTTCCTGGATACTCATACCATTTAAAAACTTCATAATAACATTTTTCCGTACATTTTGGAGGATCATCTGAACCTTCGAGTCCAGTAGCAATTCCAACAAAATCATAACCAGGACCATCATTTGTCGGTTCTAAAGTAGCATTTACTATTAGCGTTCCGTGTTCTCCTATTTTTCCATCAGTAATGTTTGTGCTTCTTGCTATGCACCCAGAATCCCAACCAGTGATTCCTAAATGATAAGAACAATCTGCGTAGCTCCATGGGTGGTATTTTTTTATTCCACCACCAAACTTTTGCCACCAATTTCCTTTTATATATTCTGATCCTTGTGGTGGCCATATTGTTCTATCAGCTTCTTTTGTAGGATCTATAGGAGTCGTGGGATCTGGATCTGCTGGAGTGTCTCCCCAGCGAGTTTGCCAATAATCACCAGTAACTCCAGTTTTATAAACTAATGGCGGAGAACCTATAAAGGTTGTAACTTCTCCTCCTTTAGACATTACTAAAAAATGATACCAGCCAGCACGAACCAATACAGGTCCAGTCTTTGGAACAATAACAGGAGGAATTGTGGCAGAGATATCACAACATGGAATAGACATTACGCCCATAGTATAAACCTTTCAATAACGAATATTGGATCACTCATTAATAATATGTATATGCGTTATTTGAGGCTTAGAAGGTACTTGGTATGATTAATGGTACCAAGCATATCGTCTCGAATATTGGCAAGATCAGTATTACCGTTCAAGGCAGAGCCCAGTTCACCAGTGGTAAAGAACTCTGTTGCTTGATCTAGAAGGTTAGTGACACCATTGGAAGCATAGTCTAGTAGGGTCATGCGAATACCGCCTTCTACTGAAACTGTGCCGTGTACGCCAATCCAGTTCTCTACAAAGCTGTCAATGGATCCGTCCAGAGCATCATAAGCCTTTCCTAAAGCTTTATGCTCGGAATAGCTCTTTGTCTGCCAGTGGTACACACGAAGTTGATTTTGAAGTCCAAGAAGTTTGTCGATCATGGAAAGTTTCCCCTATTATTAACTAATATACTCAAATATTGAACAGATTAACCCTTAATCAATCGGATACACCAGTATCTATAGAAAATACAAGTTTACTAAATACAGTATGATAACAAAGCTTAAAACACACATTAAACGAATTCTTACCCAAGTTAAATCCAAGATCAATAAGATTGTAACAAAAATAAAGAATTTCTATTCCCCTAAACCCCCAGTCAAACGAGTTAAGAAGGTTAAGTAAAAGAAAACGAATTTAAAGTTTTTTCAAAGCAAAGCTCCCACCTGTGACGGTGGGAGCTTTGTTATTATA